TACAGGTAAGTCCAGACTAGCTGCATGGATGTTAATTGTTAACGCACTACAGGCGGACAGAGGCCATGTATTTTACGTCGCACCTACTCAAGGACAAGCCAGAGACATTATGTGGCAAACCCTTCTCGAACTGGGGCATCCTGTTATTGCTGGTAGTCACATTAATAATTTGCAAATCAAGCTGGTCAATGGAGCCACCATCAGCCTCAAAGGTGCTGACAGACCAGAGACAATGCGAGGTGTTAGTCTCAAGTTCTTAGTGCTGGACGAGTACGCAGACATGAAGCCTGATGTATTCGAGCAGATCCTGAGACCTGCGTTGGCTGACCAAAAGGGCTGTGCGATGTTCATTGGTACACCGATGGGCCGCAACCATTTCTATGAACTATACAAATATGCAGAGTTAGATGATGATCCGACTTACAAGGCTTGGCACTTTACTTCTTACGATAATCCTATTCTTGACCCGGCTGAAATTGATATTGCAAAGCGCTCTATGTCTTCTTATGCGTTTCGTCAGGAATTTATGGCGTCGTTTGAAGCCCGTGGTTCAGAGATGTTTAAGGAAGACTGGGTACGCTTTAGTCAGGATGAGCCGGAAATAGGTGATTACTACATTGCAGTTGACTTGGCGGGATTTGAAGAAGTTAACAAGAAGAGAACAAAGAATACCAAACTTGACGACACAGCGATTGCCGTGGTTAAGGTCAATGAGCATGGTTGGTTTGTTGACAATATCATACATGGCAGATGGTCACTTGACGAAACAGCAGCTAAGATATTTCAGGCCGTTAGAGATTATCGTCCCGTGTCGGTGGGAATCGAAAGAGGTATTGCAAAGCAAGCCGTTATGTCGCCTCTAATGGACCTACAGAAACGTTACGGGAACTTTTTTAGAGTTGAAGAGTTAACACACGGTAACAAAAAGAAGACCGACAGGGTAATGTGGGCGTTGCAGGGACGCTTTGAAAATGGGTACATTACTCTGAACAAGGGAGAGTGGAATAGTCGTTTTCTAGACCAGCTCTTTCAGTTTCCTGACCCTTTGACCCATGATGACTTGGTGGACGCACTAGCGTACATTGACCAATTGGCTAACGTAGCGTATGACTATGACTACGAAATAGAAGACCATGATATTTTAGACGTGGTAGCAGGATACTAATATGGCAGAATTTTACGAACAAGATCCACTTTTAGTTGAAGAAACGATTGAAGACTGGGTCATAACCAAATGTGAGGACTGGCGTGACTATTACGAGTCAAATTATGAAGGGAGGTTTGAAGAGTATTATAGACTCTGGCGTGGCATATGGGATCCTGCTGACAGTGACCGTAAGTCTGAGCGTTCCCGTATTATTTCTCCTGCACTACAGCAAGCTGTCGAGTCTAATGTAGCAGAATTAGAAGAAGCTACGTTTGGACGTGGTAAGTGGTTTGATGTTAGTGACAACTTAGGTGATACGCAAAAGGAAGATGTACTATTCCTGCGTAACAAACTAACTGAAGATTTTGAAAACTGCATGGTACGTAAGTCTGTTGCGGAATGTCTTATCAATGCTGCTGTGTTTGGTACAGGTGTTGGTGAGATTGTTATTGAAGAAATGAAAGAGATGGCCCCTGCTACGCAACCTGTTATGGGTGGTGATTTGCAAGCAGTAGGTGTAAATGTTACTGACCGTGTTGTTGTTAAGCTTAAGCCTGTACTGCCTCAGAACTTCCTGATTGATCCTGTAGCTACGTCTGTAGATGACGCTATGGGTGTGGCTGTAGATGAGTTTGTAAGCAAGCACCATGTAGAACTATTACAAGAACAAGGTGTTTATCGTGACGTGTACGTTGGTTCTGCTGCTCCTGACACTGACCTTGAGCCTGACCAAGACATAACAATTTACAACGATGACAAGGTACGTCTTACTAAGTACTATGGCCTAGTGCCACGAGAGCTTCTAGAATCCGCTCTGAGCGACGATGACGAAGAAGAGGTACTAGAAAAAGGGGAAGAAGGTTCACGTTACGTAGAGGCCGTTGTAATCATTGCTAACGGTGGTATTCTACTTAAGGCAGAAGCTAATCCTTACATGATGGAAGACCGTCCTATTGTTGCGTTTCCTTGGGACGTAGTACCCGGACGCTTTTGGGGTCGTGGTGTATGTGAAAAAGGTTACAATTCACAAAAAGCACTTGACACTGAACTACGAGCTAGAATCGATGCATTAAGTCTAACAATCCACCCCATGATGGCTATTGATGCTACTCGTCTACCGCGTGGTGCAAAGCCAGAAGTACGACCCGGTAAGATGATCCTAACCAACGGAGACCCCCGTGAAGTACTTCAACCGTTCAACTTTGGTCAAGTTAATCAAATCACTTTTGCTCAGGCCGGAGCATTGCAGCAAATGGTACAGCAAGCAACAGGAGCAGTGGACTCAGCAGGAATTGCGGGTCAGGTTAATGGCGAGAGTACTGCCGCTGGCATTAGTATGTCTCTTGGCGCTATTATTAAACGCCATAAGCGTACACTGATTAACTTCCAGCAGTCTTTCCTTATTCCTTTTGTTAAGAAAGCCGCACACCGTTACATGCAGTTTGATCCTGAAAATTACCCTGTTGCTGACTACAAGTTTAACGCAAGCAGCACTCTGGGTATTATTGCGCGTGAGTACGAAGTTACTCAGCTTGTGCAGTTGTTACAGACAATGGGTAAAGACTCGCCGTTGTACAACACACTTATTCAATCTGTTGTTGACAACATGAATTTGTCTAACCGTGAAGAACTACTTGCAGCCTTGTCTCAAGCTTCGCAACCTAATCCGCAAGCACAACAAATGCAACAACAAATACAACAATTACAGATGCAGTTCCAACAATCCCAAACAGCAGCACTATCTGCTCAAGCGCAAGAATCACAAGCACGAGCTGCCAAGTTAGCTGCGGAGGCTCAAGCAGTACCTCAAGAACTAGAAATTGATAAGATAAATGCTATTACTAGAAACCTTAAAGAAGGTGACGCTGAAGATAAAGAGTTTGAACGCCGTATGAAAGTGGCTGATACTCTCATCAAAGAAAAAACACTACAAGGTAAAACTAATGCTAATAACGCAAAAGGAAATGCAACACCTGCTAGACCAAGTCAACAACCACTTCCAAGGAACATTCCAACGCCTACAGGAACTGGAACGCAAGGTGGAGGAACTATCTAATGCCAGCAAAGAAAGATCCAAAACTAGCACGAGCGGGCGTAAACGGGTACAACAAACCAAAGCGGACGCCTAATCATCCAACAAAAAAGTTTGTAGTAGTTGCCAAGGAAGGTGACAAGACTAAAACTATTCGTTTTGGTGACGCCAAAATGACTATTAAGAAAGACCAACCTGCACGTCGTAAATCGTTTAGAGCTAGACACAAATGTGACACAAACCCACCCAGTAAGTTAACAGCTAGATACTGGTCATGTAAAAAATGGTAAGGAGATTACTATGCCACAAGGAAAAGGAACATACGGAAAAAAAGTAGGACGACCACCTAAAAAGCGTACTACAACAGCTAATAGATCACCAAGTCGGACACCGGGAATAAGTCCTCCAAACATACCTAGTGAAGCTCCTAGTCGACGTGGACCAAGACCAGCAACACGCAGAGCGGCTACTCGTAATAGACGAGGCACACAAAGCGCTACAAGACGTGGATCAAGAACGCGTCGTCCATAATGGCTAAAGCAAAAAGTAAAAAAGCTAACGACGCTTGTGCAAAGAAGGTCAAGTCCAGATACAAGGTCTGGCCTTCTGCGTACGCTTCTGGTGCTGTAGCCAAATGCCGTAAGGTAGGTGCTAAAAACTGGGGTAACAAAAGTGGCCGTAAGAAAAAGTAAGAAAGGCGCTGCTCTTAAGAAGTGGTTTAATGAAGAGTGGGTAGACGTTAAAACAGGTAAACCTTGTGGGCGTAAGTCTGCTAAAAAAGGTGAGTCTAAACGTCCGTACCCTTCTTGTAGGCCAAAATCTGTTGCGGCTAAAATGACTAAAGCTGAAAAAGCTTCTTCTGCTCGTCGTAAAACAGGGC